TAATAAAATACTAAAAGAAGAACAAAAATTATTATCAGAGACCAATGTTCCATTAGGTGAAGATCCTCCAGGTACAAAAAATCCAGACCCACTCACTCCACTTAATCAAAATTTCGTAACACTTGATCAACTGCAGCAACACTATAAAAGATTTGTAGAAAGAGTTCAATATCAACTTGGATCTATCGGTGGTGGTGGAGAGACGAGACTTCAATATCTTGATGATATTGTTGGTATTGCTACCAACCTCAATGCATATGATGGAATGGTTCTTCAGGTCGATGTAAATGGGCCTGCAGGAAAGAAATTTAAATTTGGTGGTAGTGTTGGTGCAGGAGGAACATGGTCCTCTGATGCTATTGGTGTTAGTACAACTAAAAATGTCGGTATTGCTACTACTGCAAGAACAGATTTTGCTCTTTATGTTGGTGGTAATCAGTATGTTGATGGAAATATTACTGTTGGTGGGACAATCACCTATGAAGATGTAAAAAATGTAGACTCTATTGGTATTGTAACTGCAAGAACTGGAATTAAAGTTCTAGATGGTGGCATCAATGTAGTTGGTGTTTCTACGATTAGCACTGGTGTTGGTACAGTTCATGTTGGTGTCGGATCGACTGCACTCTTAGTTGAGGGTGATGCAAGAGTCACAGGTATTCTTACGATTGGTCAGGGATCTATTACTTTAGATCCAATTACTAGAAAAATTGAAGGTATTGATGAAATAATTATTGGTACAGGAACCACTGTTAGAATACATCAAGACTCTTCAGGAGAAATTGCTTTTAGTGACAGGCAAGGAAAGCAAACATCTGTTGGTATTGGTACAACAGTTTCTATCAATACTACAGGCATAATTACTGCTTCAACTATTAAAGCATCTACTGCATTCTATCCACCCTTATATACAACAACTGCTAGAGATGCTGGATCTTTCTCACAAGGTGCTATTATTTTCAATACGACATCATTAAAACTTGAGTTTTATAATGGAACTTCTTGGCAGTCACTACCTGGTATGACTCTTGGTCTTACTGTTGCACTTGATGGATGATAAATAATAATGAGTAATTACTCTCTTGAATGAAAAAGAACGGTCGCTGTCCTGAGGGACAATACTATTGCTACACTGATGAAAAGTGTAAACCCATCCCTAAAGGGTTTAAAATGGTCGGTCGTGCCGGATATCTCCGTAAAGAGAATGGTCATTCCGCAGATGACAATACCGAAACGAAAAAGAACGGTAATGGTAATGGTTCTAATGGTAATGGTTCCAATGGTAATGGAAACGGTGGAGGAGTAAGTGAATCGAAAAGTGGTGATTCTTCTCTGCGTGACTGGTTTGGCAAGAGTAAGTCTAGTGATGGCAAGCCTGGTTGGGTTCAACTGGGTGGTAAATACGCCGGAAAACCCTGCGCCAAGCAACCAGGACAAACCACAAAACCAAAGTGTGGTTCCAGTAAAATGAAACGCAATCTCTCCAAAGATGAGGAGCAAGCAGCGTTTCGTAGAAAGAATGCAAAGGATCCAAATCCAAATAGATCAGGGAAGGCAATTAACGTGAAGACAGAAGAAACCGTAATCGAAAAAGCAGGCGAGAAAGATGCTTGTTACCATAAAGTAAAATCACGTTATTCAGTTTGGCCAAGTGCATATGCGTCAGGAGCACTAGTCAAATGCCGTAAGAAAGGTGCTGCTAATTGGGGCAATAGCACGAAGAAGGAAGAAACAGAAATTGGTGAAGCATGTTGGAAAGGTTATGAGAAGAAGGGTATGAAAACTATGTTTGGAAAGAGATATCCAAACTGTGTTAAGAAAACCAAAAAAGAAGAAATTGAGATTACAGATGCATATGGGGAGACATATGCCGTAGTTCAAGACATTGTAAAACCAGAACCACTCAAACCATCAATTAATGCTATTGATTATGATACATATGATATTGATAAGATGACTGAGGCAGTAAGATTGCAAGCAAAAACTGGCAACCTTGTTGATACTGTTTTTAGATTTAGAAGTTCAACTATTATGTTGAAGATGTTCTTTCCTCAAATTTCAGTCCCTAAAAAATCTGATGTTCAAGATCAGATTAATAAAGTATATCCTGGCGCAAAACTGCAAAGTTACAGGGTAACAGACTATGAACCAGGGGAACCGGTTCTCCATGCAGAAGGTGCAGCATGGACAAAAAAATCAGGAAAAAATAAAGAAGGCGGACTCAACGAAAAAGGACGCAAGTCTTATGAAAAGGAAAATCCAGGATCTGACCTTAAGGCACCAAGCAAGAAGGTTGGAAATCCCCGTAGAGCATCGTTCTGCGCTAGAATGAAAGGGATGAAGAGCAAATTAACTTCTGCTAAGACAGCAAGAGATCCAGATAGTAGAATTAATAAATCACTTAGAAAGTGGAATTGCTGATTAAATTATGTCTGATAATGTATATCTTGGTAATCCCAATCTAAAAAAAGCAAATACTGCAATTGAATTTACTCAAGAACAAATTTTTGAGTTTATGCGATGCAAAGAAGATCCTGTCTATTTTGCTAATAACTACATAAAAATCGTTTCTTTGGATGAGGGTCTTACTCAGTTTCATCCATATCATTTCCAAGAAAAGTTAATTAATAATTTTCATGAGAATAGATTTAACATCTGTAAAATGCCCCGCCAAACTGGCAAAAGTACTACAGTTGTTTCTTATCTTCTTCATTATGCGGTATTCAATGACTCTGTTAATATTGGCATCCTTGCTAACAAAGCAGCAACTGCTAGAGAACTTTTAGGAAGGTTACAAACTGCATATGAGAATTTGCCCAAATGGATGCAGCAGGGTATTATTGCATGGAATAAAGGATCTCTGGAATTAGAAAATGGCAGTAAGATATTGGCAGCTTCTACGTCTGCAAGTGCTGTCCGAGGCATGTCTTTCAACATCCTTTTCCTTGACGAATTTGCATTCGTTCCAAACCATGTTGCAGACTCGTTCTTTGCCTCTGTTTATCCTACTATTACTTCTGGTAAAAACACCAAGGTAATTATTGTATCCACTCCACATGGTATGAATCACTTCTACCGTCTGTGGCATGATGCAGAGAAAGGTAAAAGTGAATATGTTCCTACAGATGTTCACTGGTCTGAAGTTCCAGGTAGAGACTCTAAATGGAAAGAGACAACAATTGCTAATACTTCAGAAGCACAATTCAAAGTTGAGTTTGAATGTGAATTTCTAGGATCAGTTAATACATTGATTGCTCCAAGTAAATTAAGAACTTTAATTTATGACAGTCCAATACAAAGAAATGCTGGACTAGATGTATATAAAGCACCAGAAGAAAATCATGATTATGTGATGACAGTTGACGTTGCTAGAGGAGTTGGGGAAGATTATTCTGCTTTTGTAGTTGTTGATATTACACAATTCCCACATGAAATTGTTTGTAAGTATAGGAATAATGATATAAAACCAATGTTATTTCCAAATGTCATTTATGAGATAGCAAGGAACTATAATAGTGCATATATTCTTTGTGAAGTAAATGATATTGGAGATCAAGTTGCTAGTATTCTTCAATATGATTTAGAGTATCAAAATCTCCTTATGTGCTCTATGAGAGGTAGAGCGGGGCAGATTGTTGGCCAAGGATTTTCTGGTAAGAAAACTCAATTAGGAGTTAAGATGTCCAAGACTGTGAAAAAAGTTGGATCACTTAACCTTAAGACTCTTATAGAAGAAGATAAACTTATTTTTAATGACTATGAGATTATTTCCGAGTTGACAACATTTATCTCAAAGCATAATTCATTTGAAGCAGAAGAAGGTTGTAATGACGACCTGGCAATGTGTCTTGTCATATATGCATGGTTAGTCCAGATGGACTATTTCAAAGAACTAACAGACCAGGATGTTAGGAAAAGATTATATGAGGAACAAAAAAATCAAATTGAACAGGACATGGCACCATTTGGATTTTTAAATGATGGATTAGATGATGACACTTTTACAGATTCTGAAGGTGATACATGGAGTAAGGCGGTTGAATATGGAGATAGATCTTTTATGTGGGAATATAGGTAATGGATCTAGATGGTCAAATAAAACTTGGTCACCTTTTATTGCAAGATAGAAAATGTAGATCTTGTGGGGATGTAAAAAATCTTATAGAAAGTTTTTATAGAACAAGAAAAGATAGAGGACCAGTAGCATCTTCATATTCTTATGAATGTAAGGACTGCACTATTAAGAGGGTCAT